AACTTCTTCAACAGGATTATCTACAGAAGGAAAGCCATGCTCGGCAGTAGTCTCGATATCAATCGCTTGAATGTTTAATTTTGTGAGATCAAAATCAATCGCTTCTGGATATTTTTCTGAGATATATTGATAGGTCAAATCTTGTTGACCATAGATAGGATAATTTTCTATCTTTGCATACTTATCAATAAATTCTTTACAAGCAGAATTATTGTTAAACTTTATGGCTTTGAGATTTTCACCATAAAGTCCATTAAACTTTGTTTTTTCATCAGTACGAACATATAATGTTGGTGAAAAGGGATGGCGCTCAATAAATCGTTCACCATCCCTGACTCCACGAACTAGTAGGTTGTTACCATACTGCCACGCATAAGAATAAAATTCAGACATCAAAAAGACTCACTCCAGATAATATAAACCATTATAACAAACTATTGTTTGAAAGTCAAGTACTATCCTTCGAATTTTGGTCTTTTTTCCTCTTGGGGTAATCCTGGGTGTTTGAATTTATTTTTCCATTCTGAGGTCAGTTGTTCAGATGGAGCATACAACGCAACCAACTGACTAGGAACAACAGAGACTTGTCCTAATGCCGCTGACGGACAGAAAGGTGAGAAGAAAACATTCATCTTAGTCGGATCTTTTGGATCCGGTTTCAATCCCACAATAGCAGGATTATTTAAGAAATATCTGTTTTTCTCCTTTTCATGTTGCATGACACAAATAACTTCGTGTCCAGATGTGAGAATAATCCCACATATCATAGGTTCTTCTAACCCTTTTTGTTCATCTGTCATAGACAAGTCTCCATTATATTATAGTAAGTACTTACTCGCTTATTGAGTTTCGTTCAGAAGAGTTTTTTCAGTCTTTTTACCACCCAAAGGCGGTACACCATTAACTGATATCTCTTGGACTTTTAACTCTTCAGGTAATTCTCGGCTTAAAGTAATGACCAACATGCCGTCCGAGAATCCAGCATCATCGACCTTGGTGTGTTCAGCAAGTGCAAAAGTTCTTGTAAAATTTCTAGCACTAATGCCTTGATAGTGATAGTCATTTTTATCTTCTCCTCTGTCTTGAACTCCTTGAACAACCAATTTATTGCCTTCAGGAACAAGATGAATATTGAACTCATCTTCCTTAAAACCAGCACAAGCCAATTCTATGGAATAAGTATCTTCATCTTTTCTGATTATGTTATAAGGGGGATAATTTGAAGCGATGTCTTTCACATTGTTTAGATTATCAAAAACTCTATCGAACCCTATAGTGAAGGGTCTGAAAAATGCGTCCATATCAGACGCGGTTAATCTTGTAGTAACCATTTTAGTCTCCTTTATTAAGCAAGATTATTAAAAGTGAACCCGAAACATACGGCATTCACACTACTATATATAAGACTTTTGCCCCAAATGTCAAGGGGCAAAAGAATTAATACGACTACAAATTTGCGGCTGTGTTCGGAATACCATCACGATATTGATGATAATAATCCCAACATTGTTTGCGACTATCGAATGTATCTTCAGTTTGACCTTTAAGTGTGGCACGGCAATGCTCGTTTATTTCCACATTTCCAGGTTCAAAGATAGCAATTACAATCAATACTAGACCAGCAATCAGGATATCCATTAGATGCTAACACCTGTTCTGCGATCAGATAATGATACTGTGTCACTTTGTACATCATACACACAATTCAACTGACGAACTTTACCATCAATGTAAACACGATATCTCGCCACAGGCAATTTATCTTGGCGTCTAAAACCGTTAAGTTCAATACGACCAGTATCGTTTGGTATGGATTTGATAGTGTTCTTGCAAAGGGTATGCATTTTGTTTTTGCTATTTGCGAGGGCTGGGGTTGATATCATCATAAAAACTAGTGCCGCCAAAGCGACCAATTTCACTTTCATTTCTTCTCCTTATTTCAAAGGGTTTATAGTAATGCCCGAGGGCGATAATTTGCTCATCTCAGAGATGAACAAAATCTTAAAGCAATATGTATATAAAATGAATTTTCCGTACGAAATTATTCGGCCTCATAACAAAAATTTGGCGCGTATGACAAACAGGTCAGTTCCTTTACTTTTCAGTCTGCGGTTGGTGTTTTGTGTACACCGCCAGCCTGAGATGTTTTAATAGTTACATCTAAGTCTTGATCTTTAGGAAGTTCTGCAATCAAAGAGATTCTACCAGAACACGCGGTTACAAACAAACACACCAGAAGTATACCTAAATATTTCATTTCTTTCTCCCAATGTTATACTTCGTGACTAATGACCAATCATCTTTTTCTTTAAAAGAGAGAACCTTAATTTGGCTCAATGGTGCTTGGTCTTCTACAAACTTCTGGGAGTTTAATATTTCAATCAAACCCCAATCACTCAAAAGTTTGGCAATCGTATTTCTTCGCTGAATATCATTTTCAGTAAAGTCAGCGCCTTTACCGTCTAGTGCGAATAGTTCTTTAAAGTGGGTAATAAAGTAACGACCCTGCTTGTGCAAAATATGACAAGACTGGTATAAAACTTTATCTTTTTTAGAGGCTACACCAATTCTACTCAATGTTTCTCGTACCTTCAAAAAGTCATCTGCATTTTTTAATTTGATTTCTAATGGTTCATAACCAGGAAAATCAATTTCAAAGAAATCACTACTCATCTACATCTCTACCTTATATAATCATTATTATATGGTGTTTAATGTAAATATTTATAATTACAACTTATTTCATCGCTTAAATTCTACTCGCTATGAAATTTGTTAGATCCTCATATGTTGACTCTAATAGCGAATCATAGATTCTTTTATTATGTATTCTATTCGGTTCAGTTTCAGCGTAAATCTGTTTAACTAAATCTATATCATCAGATATTTCTCTAATCTTTTTTACTATCAGATCGAGTCTATAGGTTTCTTCTAGAACATCATAATCAATTTGATAATCAGTAAAATCAAATCCCCATTTTTCCATATACTCAAAATACTTATGAGCGGCATATGATATGAACCATCTACCAGTAGCAAGTGGTTTGGCAGTCTTTTCAGTCGCAAAGAAAAATCCATTACGGATCGATGTTTCAGTTACTATATCAAAATGACTGTTATCATATATCAATGAAGGAATGGTATGACTGACAGGTAACCCAAGATGATTAAATGTATTTAGTTTCTTGAGGTGGACCTCTTGTTTTTGTAAATTATCTAGTATTTTTTCATCTTCTAAATGCGTATCACTTAAAGACTTCAGATCAGGATGTCCAAAATATGTTGTGTATACTTTACTTCTATCTACTGAATGAAAAAGATATGTTCTATGTCCATACTCTGATCCCAACAACATATTGAATGTGTATTGTTTTGGTTCATAATATTTCCAAACAGGAATATATTTCTTAGAATATACAACAGATTGTTTGGCAAACCAAGGAAGTTCAAAAGTATCTCCTTTTGGCATTAAACTTTCTTTACTACATGACACATAAATCGTGTTGTATTGATCTAACATATCATATAGTGTTTCTCTCCGAAGCCATGTTCCCGAGTCAGAGGTGCCAAACATCTCTTCGCTTATCACAATACACACATCGAGACTATTAACAAACTTTTCTAATTCTTGTACAAACTCTAAAAACTCATAATCAGATTTATGGACATATGGTTGTATAGCCCACCAATGTATTATTCCTATCTGTTTTTTAGAAGACTGAAATTGTTCTAGTATCGGAGTTAAAAAACTATAGTTTTGACCTAGATGACTAATATTACCTGTAGTAGTTAGGGGAATATCCATTAGATTCCACCTTTAGACAAACGCTTCTCCAATATAGAAATTTGTTCATCACTCAATAGTCTCATGGCTTCTTGTGCCTTGATATCATTATAACCATACGATTCTTTGATAATATCAAGTTTCTCAATCTGTTCTGGCTTTAACCATTTGTTATATCTTTTAGATTTTCTGACCATGCTTCTGAGAAAATCATACTGTAATTTACCATCGATGTGTGGTCTACTATTCATTTCATTGGCAAGTCTAACAGTATCTTTACCATATGATAATGCTTTATTAACTATGAATGCATTGTAT